CAGCAATCAAAGTTGCCTGTCTCAAATCTCCACCAGTTGTTGTGAAGTTAGTCCCTACCGTGACATTATATTCAACTGCTGAATCATTATCAGCATCTACCCAAGTTCCACCAGTAATATTACTATTTCCAGGTAATCTCCAAAGTTCAATTCTGCAATTTGCAGAATCACTCAAACACTCAATGTCAGTTACTCTTACAGTTGTTCTGTTTGGAATTCCCTTAAATGTGTTCTTACAACGAATTGCCATAACACACTGTCTCGCAGTCGCACCACCAGCACTGGAAAAAGATATTGGACCATCAAAGGCAGCAAACTCAACACCAGTCTCAACATATCCACCCTCACTCATTACAGTGGAGCAGATTTGTTCCATTGATGTAATACCCACAGCAGCTCCAGTATTAGCAACCTCACAACGAATGGGAAGAGATGGGAGTGACCAGTATGCGTGTTCTTCAATGTTGGAATGATTAAACTCGTGGAAATAAATCATCTGTCCACCGATGACAAATCCACAACGAACTCTACCAACACCTAACCACTGAAAGTCTGCTGCAAACAGATGGGTTTTTGTGAAATCTATATTAATACCAGAAAGAGTTGTTCCATCTAACTTATCCAGATTCCAATCGGATTGATTGACAACTGTATCACTGGTAATTCCCGTGTTATATGATCGTCTTACAACAGAAACAGTTCCGTCTCCCTCCTGTTGAACAAATACTCCATTTCTATCATCAAAATATCCAATCTTCTTCGTAGTATTTTCTCTTACATCGGTGAAGTTAAAACTAGTAAGCACAAACTGTGACTTACCAGGCATGTAGTGGTGATACATTCTGGACTGGTGAATCACCTGATCTGTTGCACCAGTTCCAACAATCAGGGCAATAGATGCTGTATTTGGATTTACCTCAGTTGTTGATGCTGCACCAACAGTCTTTGTAAGAAGTTCTACCTCTTCACCATAAATATGAGAATAGTCGGCAAGAGTGAAAGTGTCGGATACTCTCATCCTACCAAAAGCATCAGACCCACCACTGGTAGGTCCAGAAGTTACTCCACAGTTTCCAATATTGCCGTATCTATCGGCACACATAAAAACTTCAAAAAGAGTCCTCTCTTGATTGAGATAATCTTGTATATTTTTATTCCACTGTGCCATAAATCATTCTCCCCAAGTCAATCTCTCTGGTTGATATCTTTTGATTCCAGTAATTCTCATAGTATTGTTATTGATTGTATTTGATGGGTAAATATTATGTACTATCGCACCTGGATAATCACCTTGAAGTTGTTCTCCAAGATCTTGTTTTGAAGGAACACCTTTACTATTAATATCCATACGATAAAGATTTCCTTGCCAAACTATATCAGCAGTATAATCCTCACCAAAATTTTGTTGTTGTTCTGACGGAGAATTAATATTCAAAGTTCCATTGAAGTCACCTTGAATACTAACGTTTTCTGTTATTTGATTGTTTTTTGACATGATCAGCAGTTCCAAGCTCTGAGTGATTTGTTAATTCTGCTATCTGGATCGCTAGCAGTTTTTTTCGAAGTAAGTTTTGCTTTCATCCCTTTCATTCTTGCACAGAATGATTTGCGGCGAGGATTTCCAACCTTCTTACTTGGTGCTTTAAGGTCTGAACCATGATTCTCACGCTCATAGGACTTACGTCCTTTTTCATTCAATCCACCTGATTTGTTTTTTCCTTCTTTTCTAGTCCAAGCAGCACCTTCCTCAATATCAGATCTCCAGTCAGAAAACTCTTTTACGCAGTTGGGAACCATTCTCTTCCCTTTTTTCTTCAATCCCTTCTGAACATATCCATCCCAACACTTTTCGTTTACAGATTCATGAGTATCACTTCCCTCATGACCATCCATATAATCTGCTGCAGTATCAATATAATCTGCTGCTCTAGTGATCTTTGATTGAACCCATGCCTTCAGGTTCCCTTCACCTTTTACCTTTTTCTTTAATCTTCCTGCTGCAGAGACAATTTTAGAGATTTCAGATCTTGCCATCTGATGCTCATGATCTTTTGTCTTTGCTTCAGCAAGACCTTTCATAGGTGTTGTTTTAATAATGTCAATAAATTCATATTCAGTTGGTTGAAAGTCATCTCTCCAATTAGAAAATTCAAATGATTCTTTTCTAGTTTTCTTGCTGTTTCCCCAATTAGCAGCACCTTTCTTACGACACTTCACTAAAGCACCAGATGCATATGCACTTGGCCAAACAGAATAACGCGACTTAACCTTATGATAGCAAGCGTCTTTCTTGCCTTCATCAACCAGTCCACCTTCTGGTTCATATGAATTGGACAGTGCATCACGAATAGTGTTTACTGCACCACCAACGTTTCCACTGGTAGCTTGATCGTAAGCTTTTCCACCAGTTTTACCACCTCTTCCCTTACCAATCATTCCACCAATAGGACCTGCCTTTTCTTTTCCTATTCTTTCACCAACTCTTTCGCCGGTTTTGACTGCTACTTTTCTACCAGCAGATTTCACCCTATCTATCAAACCACCAAATTCTTGAATATTTTCACCTTCTGGTTGATATGAGTTCTTTTGATAGGTTGGTGGTTTGCCCATACGCTTATCGGCAGCATTTCTCAATCTCTGCGCCGATTCTTTTGCTTTATTAACTAAAACTCCTCCACCAATAGCCGCACCTACTGCCCCACCAACTCTAATTGCATTGGCAAGACCCATTTCATCAAGTTGCTCTAAGTCTGCTCTCCAGTTTGAAAAAGATTCTTGTTTCACGTTCTTTGCCTTCCCTTTCCTATCAGGATTTGGATCTTCTTTGCGTTTTTTAGCAGCTCTTTTGTTTCTTTCAATCTTACTCATTGCAGCACGATCGTCTGCATCACGACAGAAAGGTTTAGTTTTTTGTCCTGGTTGTTTAGCACAAGGTTTTCCATCATACTTACCACCAGCCTGAACCCATCCACCACCTTTGAACCAGTCACGAAGAGAATATCCAGGATCTTTGGAAGATTTGCCATCACGTTTTTCAGTAATAGTACTTTCAAGGCATTGGCAAGGGTCAAATGCACAAACAGGACAAGTTTCTTCGGGAATGGTTACACTACCAGATGTTGTTTTCACATCTTTTGCCGCTTTTTTGGCAGCATCATATTTGGCGGCAACACCTCTCGCCTTATTAAGTAACCGTTGCGCCATGTATTCAGCTTTATTTTGCTGAGTCATTTGCTCATTCATTTTCTTTTTGCCTTGGCAGTGTGCTTTTTGAGAAAAACCTTTTGGGTTCTTACAATCAATTGATTTTTTATATTTACTAGACCAACCCATTAGTAATGAGAGATTACTCTTTATTATTTAGAAAACCTTCTTTTAGTAACTTGGAGAGTTGATTTGTAGGACCTTCAAATATGAAAGCATTATTAGTAACATTAGTAGTTTTATTGGATTCTTCTTCAACTTCTTTCAGTTTCTTCTGAAGATCAATCAATTTATCTGTCGTGTCTGCAACGTTCTTAATTAATTGTCCCGCAACTTCATATGCTCTTGGACTGCCACCTTCTCCAGCAAGTTCCATGATACCGTTGATTGCTTCCTGACCTTTTTCAATCAATGAATATAAATTTGCACGGGTATACTCATAATCTTTTGTGATGTCATCAGGTTTCTGCTTTTCTTCCTTCTTGACAATTGATGCTTCTGTTACATTCACGTCAATGGACATGTCATCTTCATTAAAATCTTGCATGGTTTATTGATCGAATAGATTTTCTATGGATTCGTTATATCCATAATCATCGTCTGGTGAAGCATCAATAGGATCTGGAGTTACTGTATATCTAGTTTCTCTCTTAGCAATTTGAACATCAGTATTGCTGTAGAGATCAACTTGAACCTTCTTGATGAGTCCATCGGTACTGTCTGCGATAGGACCAAAGAGATATGTCTTGACAGTGAAATTGAAGGTATAGATTAAAACTCTTCTACTTGAAAAATCTCCTTCATAATCATCAGTAAAACTAACACTATCTAGGATCACAGGAACATCTCTCTTCTCACCAATAGAATCGACAAGATCGACTGTCAAATTAAATGCTGGTTGGAAAAATGGTAGAATTTGTTCTACTACTTGATGAGTATCTTCTTCAATTTTGCTCATCATATTAAGTTGAAACCCAATATTATAAGGTATTGGTAGGAATACTTTCTTTATTTGACCTCCATCCTCACATGCTTTAAAAGTTTGTGTGATAGAAGTTTTTCTACTAGCATCATACTGAATGTTAGTCATTTCAAATGACAACCTAGGAAGAACGTTTTGAACCGGTCTTTCTAATTCTGGTTGTTGCTCAAGACGAGCAAGGAACTTTTGGATAGGACCATAACTCAGAGGAACTTTGATATCAGTAGTTTTATCAGTTCCTTTTTTTCTATGTCTGATATGAATATCATTGAACAACGTTGCAAAAGCAATCGTAGTTCTTCTGAGTATTTCGTGATAGTAGTATGTTCCTAACATTAATAGTTACCAAATGGATTTGATTCAGAGAAATCAAGAATTGCATCTGCTTCCGTTTCAATGTCTTTATTTTCTGCAAATGGATCATTAAGATCCTCAGAATCATATTCGGCAAGTTTGTAGTATGCTGAAGATGAAGAACCAACAACAACTTCACCTGGATAGAAGGATACGTTTTGTACGTTGGAACTGACGTTTGCGACTTTGAGGACTCTGGATGGAGCATCCCAAGATTTGACTCTTGCTTCTACTCCTGATGTTTGTCCGGTTACTATTTCGTTGAACAGATATGTTCCGAATCCGGCGTATCTTGGTGAAGATACGGTAACACTGATCTCTGTGGAAATACCTGCGCCAGTATATCCAATGCCACTGTTAAGAATATTTATAGAAACTACTTGCCCATTTTGTACCGATGCGATACCAACTGCGGTTACTCCAGCACCTGGAGCAAGATTTACATCGTTAGGAGGTGTAACTGTTATGACGGCATCTCCATCATCTAAGTAACCCTCACCTCTATCAAACATTTGGAATCCAATAATTCCAGTGACTCCAACACCTGCAATTGAAGCAGTTGCTGCAGCTCCAGCACCTCCACCACCAGCAAATGTAATGGTTGGTGGATTTTCATACCCAGAACCAGCACTAGAGAGGATGACATCGTATACAGATGATGCATCTCCAACACTTGTGGTTAATGCAAAACCTCTAGCAGTAAATCCTCCTGGTATTTCTGGAGGACTAAAGGTAACACTTGGTGGGAAGTCATAACCATTTCCATCTTCATTGACGAATACTTCAGTTACATACTGAAGTCCCATGATTACTTGAGCAGTTGCTGTTCTACCACCACCAACAAAACTGAGTGTGGTGATGATTCCTTCATCCTCAACGGACTTATCGATAACGTCAATGCTCGTATCGATAACTTCGTTTCCATATCTGAATGGTTCACATCTCAACTCGTAAACATAGTTCTTCTTGAGTTGATAAAATGGAGATTCGTGCTCCACATACTTAATTTCAAATATTCTGTCACCCAGTGGGAAGAAAATTAGATCACCTTCTTTTGGTCTTGTAGCAAGCTCAATATCTTCTAGATTCTTCTGGAGAGGGGTAATGTACAACTCAAAGATCTCTCTTGAGATGACAAGGGTAAGATCATCGACTTCAGTGATGCCAAACTTAGATAGTAAGGTTCCTTGTCCACCGAAACCATTAGAATTCGAAATATATGCTTCGATAGGGAAGGCAGAATCATACTGTGATTCAATGACTTCCTTGAGAACTGTATTCTTAGTTAAGAATTTTCTAGGGATATAGTGAACATCGACCCCATACATTTTGATCTGTTCATTGATCAAATCTTGTATGAGACCTTGCTCACCTTTGGAACCTGAAAGAAAAAATGGATTTAGTGGCATAATATCAACCGATCATGTCTAAAGGTGGTAACTCATATGTGCTGGACATCTTATCCATCAGAGCATTAATATCATTTAGTCCGTCTTCATATAACTGTCTTCCATTGAACTCCAAACCTCCTGGGAGTTTGACACCTTGGAATTTAATTAGATTCTGACCCCATTGCTTTTTAATTGAAGCTGTGATATACTTTTTAAGGAAAGAATCGTTCCAAATTTCTTCATATTTTGATGGGTCTAATGCTCTATAGCAGTCAATGATAAGAAACTCTCCTGCTTTTAGAGTATCCCAATCGATATCAAGATATAATCTATTTGATCTCTTATTAAATCTAATATTTTTCTTTGTTGATAGTAAAAAGTCAATATCTGCAAGATATGTTCTAACCATTTGATAGGTTAAAAGTTCTGTAGATCCCCAATAATAAACGTCATTCAAAAATAGTTGATACTTAATATTGAACATTCCAGCAGAAAGGCTGCTAGATCCTTCAAATTGCATAATCTGATTTACACCAATAATATGATCTGGGATCGGCAGATAATTCGCTGTTTCAGTGTATGTAAAAGTAGTTGCAGTTCCGACATTAGCAGTTACGGAAGTGGACTCTACTCCAGGTCCAGTTCCTTTACTTGCTTTGCCTCTGTCGATATCTTCTTGAGTTACCTGATACTTCAGGAAGGTTTGAGTTACACCATCAAAGTGCCTTTCCTGGAAATATTGAATACAATCATCTACAATGTCATCTATTTGATCTTCTGCGACATTGATTTCTAGGACAGGAGCACCCAGTTGCCTCAAACAATAATCTATTAACTCTTGTCTATTTGTAGGTTTTGCCATGAATGCCCCGTATTACTATTAAAGACCTCTCATAATATCTTCACGCATCATGTTTGTAACAACTTCTTGTTGTTTCAAGTACATCTTAAAAAAATATTTAGTTATTTTTTTTAATTCCTCCCCATCCAAAGTATCGATCTGTCTTGAAGTTTTTTCAAACTCAAAATTCTTAGCGATTGAATCAAGTGTTATTCTGTCGGGATCCATTTAGAAACTCCTTTAGTAGAGATTTGATTTCATTAATTTCATTCTTAAGATCGGCAATTTCTTCTTTGTGTTTCCTCCTATTATTCAAACTATTCACATATTGATTATAGGCACTACTATCAGTGTTGACAATAGCGCCAGAATCTTCATCACGATATAAGTTTGAATGTCCCTCTACTTTAATCATCTTACCGCTAGTGTTCTAAGATCTCTGAATTGTGGTGGAGTTGCCTGATTTGTAGATGACATGACTACCTTGATTCTGTATGTAGAGAACTCTGGAAGTCCTCCGACTGAGAATTCATATTCAAGGTATTCACCATCCCTGCTTGCAGGGATATCTTTATCTGGTTTTCCATTATTTTGAGATGGATCAATAACGTCTAGATAACCATCACCATCAGTATCTGCAGTTAAGTTCTCAAAACCTGGGAACAGAACATAAGAGTCAAGAACATCAGTTGCTGATGCACTTACGCTGTAAAGAACTCTAAAGTCCGCTGCAGAAGGTCTATTTGCAGATAGAATTACTTTCAGTGATGTTGCTGGTTGTGCTAGATTGACCGTGTTAGTAACGTAAATTGATGTATGTGGATCATCATCAACAGTATTCGTTAGAGAATCTGTAATGTAATTCGTTACTGGACGATTGATTCTGTAAGTTTGAAGTTCAGTAAAGGATAGATCAAGGAAGATTTGAGGACTTAGATACTTATCAGTTGTAGACAGTGCCAGAGCTGTCGTAAATGATTTATTTCTTGGTAAATCAGTTAGGAAGAACTGCTCATTTACTCTGGAGCAAATGATTCTAGAAGATCCTAATCTGTTTATAGTATTAAGTTGAATATCCTCATATCCATTATCTCGGAATGATATCTCCGTACCACTAACGCTAGTTCCGCTAACGGTTCTGATTTTACCAGTTACATTGGTAGCACCAGTTGGATTCTCAATATTATAGAATGGAATGATAGTATCAAACTGTATATTTTCTGACGCTCTTACGTCAGGACCTCCACAATTAAGTAGACCAGAGAAAGACAATGCTGGATAATTCAATACATTATTATCAGAACTTCTATCAACACCATTAGCAGAACGATCAATTTCTAAGAAATACGAGTCAATAGATAGACGTGTATCACTAATATCATGTACCGTATTGATTCTTCTAAGAGATACTCCCTGAGTTTCATACTTAACAATGGATGTTCCACTATCATAAGGAAGTGCAATAGTTTGATCTTGAGATCTTGATACTGTCTCTAATGCTCCTACTCCAATAGATTCGTACTTAATTAACTCATTCTCAATTAAAGCATAACCTGGATTTGCGTTGCCGACTGCAACTCCTTCAAAGGTATCGAATCCCTCTGTGCTTGCAACAGGAATTACCGATGCATTGTTAGAAATAGATCCATCAAGAGTTGTTGGAACTGCTGTTGGAAGAACACCAGATACTTCAACTCTATTATTGTTTGAATACATTCCGTGATTGAAATGTTGTACAAACATATGTGATCCATCAAATATTGGAGAAATAGTACTAGAAGTTAGAATTTCTACTCCAGAGAGAAGAACATTAGCACCATTATCTACGTAGATTAATTCTGATGTTCCGTCTGTATTGAAAGAATCTCCTTGAACATCTGTAAGGAAGAGAGTATCTAAATCAGTTACACCATCAACTCTAAGCTGAGCACCAAAACCAGTAGTTGGGTTAAGTGCAGCAGTTACGATACCAACAATATTTCCGTTCTCATAACCATTACCTTCATTGTTAACGACAGCAGATGTTATTTGACCCTCAGCATTAACTGTTATGTCAACTGTAAGACCAGATCCTTCACCAACAATATTGTAGGTTGGAATGTCTGCTGAAGATGGATATCCAGTTCCAGCAAAATCAGTTACTACACTAACGCTACCGACTGGTCCACCAGTTTGAATGATATTTCCAGAAACATATGTTTTTACACTGTCACTAACTTGTCTTCCGACAGATAGTGCAGCAATAGTTGCAGGATTGTTAGTAGGAGTGATACCAACTTTTAATCTTCTAGGAATAACCGTAATTGGATTTTCTGCAAGATTTGGAATATAACCATTACTTGCATCTAGAGTTGGATTGTAGAACCATGCAGTAGCAGGTGTATTTGGAGTGAATTCACAACGATATAGTGTGAACTTCATATCCTGATACTGATTTGCTGTCCAAATAGATCCGTTTTGGGATTTGAACAAACTACCAAGTGCAAACTGTTGAGTGTAAAGTACAGATTCAGAATCTGGAAGATTGCCTGTTTGCAATGTCTTTTCACCCATTTCTGCAATGAATACTTCGTAACCAGTAGTTTCTGGTGCTACGAGAACGATTGCATATTCTTGACCTGGAGCAAGATAAATTGGATATGGGAAATCAACGTGAGTTGGAACAGTGCCTGTTTCTGAAGTATTGACCTGATCTGGTCTCAGAACAACAGGAATACCAAGAACTTCTCTGGTTGGTGTTCCAAGTTCAACTGTTCTGACCTGAACTGTTACAGGGTTAGTTCCGCTATCCTTAGTGGAGAAATAAACATCGACACCGCTAAGGAATGCACCCTGCTCATCATCATTTGCAGTTCCACTTCCACCAACACTGAAAGATTGTGCAAGTGGGTCATAGAACTCAGTAACTCTTCTCTGAACAGTTCTAGTATTAGTTCTTGTTCTAACTGTAGTTGTTATATTGGTAATGGTTGTCTGGAACCTTTGAATTGTTCCTTCAGCAGTGTAATTTGTCTCTGCAGTTGAAATTGTAGTGCTTCCTGGAGTTGCTTCTGCGTTAGTTTTACTAGAACTTAAGATGTAGCTCTTTGTTCCAGTATTGATCCTTACACTAGGTGCTGGATTTCTAAGTGGATTTTTCAGGAAGAATGATCCAAATAGATCACCAAAATTGTCCGTAATGAGACGCTTATCCTTCAAATATGCTACTGCACCGCTGGTCTGACCAACCAGTTTCATACCTTTTTCGACATAACCACGATATTTTCCTTGTGCTTCTCTGCATAAGGAATTGATATCGACATTCAGTACTTTAGAGGTATTACTATAGTTAGAAGAAATAGTTCCTCCTTTTTCATAAGGATTTACTCCAAAGGTAGTACTTGGACTATCATATCTTCCAGTTTTATGATTTGATGCTGCAACTCTAAATTCAAGAATATTTCTTCCATTGAAGTATCCTTTTACAGTTTCACCTGGATTGAAAGATGAAGTAGAACCAAAATTAGTTAAGGAAGAGTTTGGAGAAATTTCCAAAAGTTTTGGAATAAAATCTACCTGAGAATTTCCATCTAAGAACTGATAGTATCTGGTGTATGGTTTCAGGTTAGAAACAGTAAATCCAGTGTTTCTGGATCTCATGAATCTTTCTGACTGAGTATCAACTAGGACTCTAGATCTAAGAGTAATACTATTACTCTGTCTATTAGTGATTGCAGAACTTCTTGTAACTCTACGTCCTGTAACTTCGGTATCTCCTCTTCTTCTAGGGTTCGGAACTCTTGTTGTAATATCTGGTCCTCTTCTTGTTCTATTTTCAGTAACAGTAAATCTTTGACTTTCGTTATTAACGATATCTGGTAGTTCTACTGTTCTAGTCCAAGTATCTCTAGAGGGACTTAATTCAATTGTTCCACGGTATACTACAACATGGAATGGGTTTACATTTTCTACACGGGTTGCTAGAGGTTGCTCAATCCACTTTTTGCTAGTGTATTTGAGCATAACAGTTTCATTTCTCTTAACTACTCCTGGATCAAACAGGTCGTAGTCAACAGAGAGGTCAAGCTGTTCATCAATAATGCTCTCTGAAGGAGCAAGATAGTTTGGAATGCTATTTCTTGATATTGTTGGAACAAGACCAGCATCAGTATCAGTATCATCAATTTCTGCTAAAGTATATCCAAGATTAGATCTATCAAGAGATCTAAAATCATCTACAAAGAAACCAGATTTAAATCTATTGAAACCTTCAGAGTCCTGAACTTCTAATGTTTGTGTACTCAGTTCTAGTAGAGATAGTGATGTTACATTCTCAAGATTAGTAACTCTACTTTCAATCGCACCAATATCTCTCATCGTATATCTTCTATTTTCACGAAGAGATACTTCAACCTGATCCATATCATAGAGATATGGTGGAAGAGTAAAGGTTGCCAACTCCATCATGTCACCATCTTTTACTGGTGCAGATGGATCTGGTGAATCATTCCCTTGAAGGTATACAAACTCACCATCTTTACTGATATAAAGTTTGTCTTGTCTTCCAATATAATATGTGTAAGAAACTTGAATTGTTTCTTCTGGAGCAACATTGACTGGAACTGAATTTGTAAAATCTCTAGAACCAAAGAAGAATGGAGATGAAGTAGTTCCGGTAAACACAGGAACACGAGGTCTAAAATCTAGAGTATCACTTGCTCTTAATTTTTCTGGTCCAATAAGAGGAACTCTAGTTTTATAATCTCTCTCATCATAGCTCATGACTGTGAAGAGATCACCTTCATCCTCATCATCTACAACAAAGTGGTCAAATATAACCATTAAACGTTTTGCTGGAGAATTTTCTCCAGTTTTTCTTACGATTCTAGAATAATCGTAGAACTGTTCTCTCTGAGAAGAATCTAATCTAAATTTATTGGAGATGTTTAAATATTTTCCTGGAGTATTGACATCAATCTCTGCTTGAATATTGGATTCCTTGAATGTTACTAACTCATTCTTCAAGAATCTATTATCATTTAGATATACAATATCAACACTGTTAACTGATCTTCTTACTACTCTTGCAAGAGTTTTTGATTCTGGACCTAAGATATTTTCACCAACAATAGCATTATCTCCAATTGCAAAAATGCTACTGAATGTCAATTTGTCTAAAATTGGAGCATCAGAATTCAGGGATTCATAGACAGCAAGAACAGAGTTTACATCTGGGTAGTTCAGAGAGATCTCTCTATCTTGAACTCTTAATCCATAGTAAGCATTATATGTCAAACCATCATTAACTGTAGATCCTTCTGTAGAACCTGATTCTTGATTTTTAGAAAGTGTAATTTCTAAAATTTCAGATTTTTTATTTACTTTAACTTTACTAGAGATTGTTGGTTTTTCAAACGTAGCAACAATCATATTAGTGGTTTTTCCGACTTCTAAACCTCTAATAGTTACTGTTCCACTACCGTAAGTAAATTTTTCAGAACTTAAAGTTTCAATAGATCCATCATCATATTGAATAAAATATCTCTCTTGGTCAAATGCTAAGAAATTAGATCCGATTGGGACATCAAATTCAGATACATTAAGAGTAATCTGACCACTACCACCTGTCGCTTTTTGTAGAACTCTTTGTTTTGTAAAGATTAAATCAGAATTGTTTAGATCTAAAGTTGCAACATTATCTTGATTAAGGGTTACATACAGACCATCAATATCGCTGTTCTTAATTTCTGCTTTTCCGATTGAGAAAGATGATGCAGTAACACTTGCTTGAACAGCACCTTGACATACTCCAGCAACTGCTTGTACAGCATTTAAACCAATACTATTACCAGTTGGTGATATTGATCCAACTACGTTAAAAATTTCATCAGTTTCGGTAGGAACAGTATATCTTACAATGTCTCCTACTTTAACTTTACCATTGAAGAACTTACCTGGGCAAGTTGCGTTTCCTGCACCGTCAATAAACAAACTATCGGATGCATTGAATCCTACAGGTAATCTTCTTTCTAAAATAGTATCTGCAAGGAAATTAGAATTAAATCCACTTACAGTACTGCTCATGTAAAATTGCTTTACATCATCAATACCCCAAGCAGTTACTGAGGCAGTAGATCTCTTGATATTTTCATTTTCATCAATAATAACTTTTTCTCCCTTAACAAAGGTTCCAGATACCTGAGTTACTGTAAGCGTAGAATTTGCTGTAGCTGCTGCGGCAAATCCAAGAGCACCACTGCTCTCTCCTCTAACTCTAGAACCTTCATGAACAGTTCCTGCAGCAAAGTCAGATGTAGTTTGAATTGTTGTGAATAACTGGAGATCATATAGGTAGCAATCCCAGGAAGTTGCTGCATTAGTATAAGCGGCATCAGTTAGAGAGAAATTATATACTCTTGCTTGACCAATATACGTTGATGGTGCAGGAATGTTTGTTCCAGAAGTTCTTCTTACGGAGTGCAGTTCAATAGGAGCATTCTGTTTTGGTGTTCCAAGAACATTATTTACTCTAAGTAGATTTCCTAACTGCAAATTTACAGTTTGTTCTGGATTCTCTACAGTTTGCCTTGGTTTGTTAACATCAATAATAGAAGTTACTGTTCTTTCAACATCATAACCTCTAACATATACTTTACCTGGGGACAACTTAATTGACATTAAGTCATCTGTAGGTATATTACCTTGATCTGTGGATTCACCTTCAAAGAACAGTCCATCATTTCCACGATTATTATTTAAGGTTTCATGAACAGAAATTCCGAAAGGAGTAACTGCATAGTTTCCTGATTCATCATATGTTCTCTGTGCAAGATAATCTCTGATTAGATTGTATTGAGATTGTACGGATACTTTCTTAATTTCTCCGTCTACGATTCTCAGAATCTCAATAAAATCAGTATCAGTATCGACACTATCAATTGATTTTTTGGTAAGAGAGAGATTTAATTTAAATCTATCCGAACCAGGTGCAGAATAGTTATTGAATCCTTTTGCGTTATCATACAGGGAAGGATCATCTTTTGCACTGATAATCTCTTCCGATACTTTAATACCTACTCTGTAGGTTGGAGTATTTGTGTAATAATCTAGGATAATTGTTTCTTTGAAGATCTTAGCAAAAGTTCCTCTAACAAAGTAAATTCCTTCAGTAACAGAAACTGCAGATCCTGTCGAGGTAGCATCTAAAGAAATGAGGGATGCAAAACCTGCTCCAGCATTAATTACTGTATTATTGCCGTAAATAACACTTTCGTCACAAGTCAATATCTCCCCATCACTGAATGGAGAGATTTCGTTATTATTATCTGCTGCAAGATACTTGACATATAATGTAATAGAGTCAAGATTATTGATAGCATCAGGAATTTCTATTCTCTGAACTGATGCAGTGACTCCAGAATTTTGACCTTCGATAGTTTTTCCAAGATATTGTCTAATATATGCTTGGATATCAATATTTGAAAAGTTTTGATTCAGTTTAACTGCATAATACTGAGGATCATATGAAATAGCGCCAGGAATTACTAACGATCCTTCCTTGAAGATATGACTTCCAAATGACTCAATCTGATTTTGTAGAATCGACTGAATATTATTTAATTCTCTTGACTGAACTGGAGTTCCAGGCTTGAATAGAACTTTGTAAAAATTCTTGTCCGCATCAAAATCGTCAAAATATGGATTTACGTTTAAATCTGTTTTTTGTGCCATTTCTTAAAATTCGAGAATAATTTTGATGTCTTCTTTTTGCCTATCATTCCTAAAGACAAGAGGTCTATTATCAACGTAGAGAATATCTCCTGTCTTTTTATTTATCTCAGAAGTTGCGAGTCCATTATTAAAAGAGATCCCAAGATTAATAATTGAATTGTTTACTGATGTAGTAATTCCTGTAAAATTAGCAACAGATCCTGAGAATCCGCTGTCCGAACCAATAATATTCTGACCTGAATTTACAAATTCTACGTTTGCCTTAGCACCTAATGAAACTCCGATATAATCAGTTTCATCTTGAGTGGTTGAATTAAATAGAGATCTATCTTTAAAATATTTCAATACTTTAGTATCAGCATCATAAGAAGCAACATAACCTTTAGCGGTATCTATTGCATTTACAGTTTGAGTAATTTTTTCTCCTACCTGTGGAATAAACTCATTAACTTGGTCGAACATCACTGCTCCAAGGTTTGAAAACTCTCCATCATAGAAAGTTTGTCCAGAACCTACGCTAGATGGATTTTTAATTAGACCAATCTGACAGAATGATGTATTTGTTGGGAAATCTCTAGTAGTATTATCAAATCTAGCATAAACTAGAACCTTATCAGCACCCAGTTCCTTGTAAATATCGTAACCGTGTCCCTTAGATGGTGGGATGATTGGAATTAACTTTGCTGGATCTGAAATTGATCCTTGTGGTTGAAGTGGTCCTAAATCAACAATACCATAAGTATATCCACTTCCACCTGAAGTAACCGTTGCATCGGTAATTTCCCCAGAAGCATTTACTTCAATGAATACTCTACCACCCGTACCATCTCCTAGAATATCAACTTCTCCAGAAGAATATCCGGTCCCATCATTATCAATAAAGACCGTTTTAATTTGATTCTGATTATCATCAGAGTTTCCATTCTCTCTGACAGATACAATACTGCTGTTTGTACTATTTGACCAATTATCAGGAAGAGTAATATACTCAGTAGAGTCAAATTTAATAATATCTGATGGTGAGATAGAGAAAAGATACTTCCAAATATAACCATCAGATCCATTTCCTGCAATTGATGGTTCTAGATCTGTGAAAGTTGGTTCGTATTGGGACTGATTTGCTTGATTTGATGTTCCACCAGAACCATTCGAAATGCAAATGTATACGTTGAAGTCACTATTGATTACATAGAACTCTGAATTATACAATCGTGCAGTTTTAGAAACTGTAGATAAGTTAGCATCACTATAATCGTGACGATACATGTCGTATTTCTTACCCTTCACCCAATCAACTCTCTTCACAATCCTCTTGACATTAGAAGATGTGATTCTCTTTCCAAAGAGTAAGGAATCTTTGTATTGGGATAGATAACTGCCGTTATCAACTGGGTTAGGTACTACGCCTACAGTTACACCTTCAGAACCTTTCCAATTAAGATTCCTGGCAAAACCAGTATAAAGGTTGGGATTTGGTAGTCCCAACCAGACATAGTAGGAGTTATCTGAGTCATTTACTGACTCAACAAAGTTCGCGGAATTTTCAATTCGGAACTGGTCTGTTACAAGTGCGGACATCTATATAACGTTTTTTCTTATATTTATAACTCTAGGGCACCAGTATCTCTGAGTCCCGCATCACGTCTTTGTAGAATTGGGTATGTAGATAGTCCACTATTGCTAGAAGTATAATTAGAAATGTCAATGCTGAGAGGATTGTTAGGTCTTCTTTCAGCTCCGGAGAGGCGAGCAAAAGATAGTGTTCCACATGGATATAAGAGAGTTCCTGTTGATGTAAGACCAACTACTGGACTATCAGACCTTACGTTTGCTTTAATAACTCCTGTAAGTTCAGTCCATTCAGCAACTTTATAGATGTTGTCACAGAATGCTGTAGATGTTGCAACAATCTCCGTGTCATTATCTTCAATACTGACGTTTCCAGAACCTACAGATGTCTTTGAGATATAGAAGTAATCACCGACTGCAAATCCAGGGAATGTGAATGGATCTCTTTCAATTGTAAATTGAATTGCAAGATCTGCTCCACCAACACCAGGAACAGTTGTTATTCCAACAACTTGTGCTACGAATGAATCAATATCATTGATATTTACAACTGTTTCATAATTGAGTGATGCCATAGTTGTTCCCATACCAACTGCTTCTCTATTGGTGTATAGTAAAGCATCAGTTGTAAGAACTGCATCATCTTCATAGTTCCACAATTCTCCACTATCTAACCAGAAAGTAGTTGATGTTGATTCAATGGAGGCAATAACATTTGATGTTGGATAAACTTGTGCTGCAATACTATCTCTCGCTTTAGAAACTCTTTCATTATTAATAATCAAATCTTCTTTCTGTTTTGTCCAATGTACGGGTTTGTAATTTACTGGATCAATTCCTTGGAAAGGATATGCATCAGTTTGAATAACATCAGCACTATCAATAGTGTAAACTCTTCTCTTTTCTTGAGCAATCGTGTCATCATTCTGATTTGATGCCATTACTTGGACGATATCTCCTACCTTAATAGTTTCATCAACTTCGAACTGAGTACTATCAATTCCTCTAGTTCCTCTGTAGAAGAATATTTGAACATCATCCAATGCTCTTGGAGCAACCGCAAAGATGAAAGTAGATCCTCCATCAAAGAAATAAGAACTACCTGGTTCTTGAAGAATTCCATTATTGAATATAACTAAGACATTATTAAGATCGATAGAAGAAGATTCTGGATCTAATTCATCTGTCTGGAAACTTAGATTCTCACCTTTGTAAATTAGAGGGAATCTTACTCTTTCACCATCTTGATAAGGTGCAATAGAGTCGATATAATCAAGTTCTCCGAATTGTGTGGCACTGAAGGAATCGGTAAATGTATCAAGAACAGAAATTTGGAATTGCTCTACAGGTTCAGTAAGATGTCTGTCTGTAACAAGACCATCAACAGTAAATATATCACCACGCTTAAATCCATATCCAGTTCTAGTAATTTGGAAATTACTGACTTCGAATAATGTTGATCCAATACCGACAGAAGTTTTTGCTGCTCCAATTTCAACATTAACTAGTAATCCAACACCAGTATCTGTAGTTGCACCCTCCCCTAAACGAGAAACACCAATGATTTCCATATTTTCATAAACAGGATCTTCAATATCAACAACAGGATCAATATATCCTGTTCCAGAATTATCGATGGTGAAGATAAGAGTTCCTCCTACACCAACAACAGCACTAATAACTCCATCAGTTCCTGTGCCGCCACCAGGTCCTACATTTACAGTTATTGTGTTATTTGTAAATGAAGTGATTGGAAGATTAACACCAGAAGCAGGATCAGTTGGTCTTGGATACGAATGCTCAGAAGCAAAGTTGTCTCTAGCACATGTAAAGTATATCGAATTATCTGCAATTAAGATGGTATCAGTTCCAGCAAGACCATGATCTGCAATTGTCAATACAAGAACACCAGTTAATGAGTCATAATCTGCTCCACTTGGGGTAAATGGACCACCAGTAGTTGCACTAACAGCATTAGTGTCAGATCTTACAAATCTATGCTCATATGAAAGATCAGTGACTGCAATAGCAACTGGTTCTCTATATCCAGATCCATGATCTAGTACATTTAAATCAATTATAGAACCGCTAGAATTAAGAACTGGAGTTACTCTTGCACCTTCAAGAGGTGCGTAACCAAGACCAGGTGTAGAACCATATGAAACAATTAGACCTCCTCTAGGAAGTTGATTCTGGTTTACATCATTGTCTGTAATGAATATTTCATCATCAACTTCAACTCCACTAAATGTAATTGAAGAAATTCCAAGATTTAGATCTTCTTCGATGATATAGTTATTACTAGAATTATTTTCTGTAGTTGGTGCCTGGAATATTCCGTTAATGAATACTAAACCACTTCCACCACTAGTCCCAAGACCAACAGTATTCAATCCAGATCTTGTTAGTGTGAATGTTTGTCCAACACCAGTAAACTGTTCGGAGATATCATCATATACTTGGTTACTGTCATAATCTTGACGCAAGAATACTCTTCCACTAAATGTAGCTCTTTCTCTTGGAAGTTTGCTTTCATCAGGTCCAAGAAGATCTAATTGATTGCCTCTTGGAGGTTCTGTAAAGTGAATATTATTCTTGACAATGTTGAATGAACCTCTATAAAGATCACATCTAGTGCCATCTAAATGCTCTGCAGGATCTGTTCCGAGAACACCTCTAGAAACTTCTACAAGAGGAACATTTCCAGAGAATGTAATTGGTCCTGTGGTATTGTTGGATAAACCTACATTTTCAACTCTCACATATTCATCTTCAATTAAGAGTACATCAGATGGTTTTACGGAACTAATTCCGGAAAGTGCGAAGAACGTTTGTCCAATAGAAATATTTCCACCATTTCCAGCAAGATCATGCTGAATGTAAGTAAATGCAATTGGTGCTTGTACAACATTGCTTACTGTTATAAGTGCCTTCTCATTTTTCTTCTTCATTTCGAGAATGTGAGCATTACCAACTCCAGGACTGGTAAGAGTTATTGCAATTCCTGCAATGGCATTCTCTCTTGTTGTGGCAAGTTTGAAAGTATTTTGATCGATCTTGATTGCAAATACTTGAGTTGGTAGATGAGTTGTTAGTACGCCAGCACTAACTTCTAGTTCTTCAATTTCTATAGGTTCTGTTCCGACACCAATAAAAGATGATTGCGGAGTATAAATCAGTTCCTCATAAGGTTGGAAGAAGTGACTATTAAGATTGAACTCATTAGTCGTATAATTTACTGCAGATGAGTTTGGATTAAATGTCTTAGCAAAGATATCTACACCATCAACCTTTGCTGCAAAGTCAAAATTAATTCCAAGATCAACATTGACACCATAGTAAGAAGATAGTTTTACATCTTCTACAAATGGATCATATTCTAAATCTGGAGTTGGATTGATAAAGTCAAAGTCCTTATAGAATTGTGTATTCAATGCCTTGACTCTTGTAACATCAAAGTATGAATCTGGAGTGAATATTAAACTAAATTCTCCAGTATTTGAATCGTAGTTAGCTCCAAATGTTCCAATTCCACTTTTAGGTCCAACTGATAGGAATGGATTTTGCATAATATATGCATCTTCTCCATCACAAATTGTCGTGATTTGATGGACCGCACTGTTTTCACCTTGTCCAACACTAACTACTGATTTAACAGCAGCAAATTCCGATGCTTCAAGTTCAAAGATAGCAGTAGTTCCTGCAGCAACTACAGTGTTGAATGTTTGATACATCAAACTTCTTTCAGATCCAATTGGTTGATCATCCAACTTGAATCTATAATCTCCATCACCTTCGGTTACAGTTCCAAATCCAATTGTTCTGGATCTTGCTACCAAACCTTCATTGATAGTATTTTCATATTCAAGAATAAAGTTTCCATCTACAATGTCTGCAGTAAATTCTCCTAAGATATCAAAACTTTGTTCTCCATCAGAATCGAAGAAGAATTCGTTCATGTAAGTGTCTACATTGTCATGAGTGACATATAGTTCAATATAATTCATCTTAGAATTATCAGCATTCTTGATGTGTACAGAAACATGTGCAGCATCAAAATCATCTGCAGGTAAACTGAACAGAGTTGTGTTTACTCCGACAGATGCATTACAACTAATTGCTTCAATTTGAATCATATTCAAATCTACATTACCTGATGTGAGAGAAACACCAGAAACAGTTTCATTTAACGTCTTGAATACAATAGCAGCATTATCTGGGTCATTAGCAGTAACTCCTAAGAAGTATTCAAAATTAGCAGAAAAAACTGGTTCAATATCTGCAATATTGTAGTCAAAGTTACTGAGATCAGATTTAAATAAAGTATAGATCTGATTATTAGTATTCAGAGTAATAATTTCACTAAATTGAATTTGATTTGTGATTAAATCTCTAGATTGAATATAGAATTTATTGTAATTATTCGCACTATTGAGGAAAGAAAGATTTTGAGTATCAGATTTGACATCATTCCTACTTGAGAATTCACTGCTGATATCATCAATAGCAATTACGTTATTTGTCTTACATAAGATGAAATCAAGAAGATATGTATTTTTAAATTTCAAGAATCTTGAAACATTTCCTGAAATATTAATATCAATAGCATTATCGAAATAGTTGATTCTATCAACTCTTAAATCACTTATATAAGAGTTTGTTACTGTTATAACAGATTCTGGAGATTCTGTACTAATACCAGATTGTGTGCTCTCAGTGAATTGCATATCAGCAAAGTTTTTCATACCACTGGTATGAACTAAACTATTGACGTTTCCTACAATTTCTTCCCAAGATTTACTACTCTTAATTGTGTAAGATAAATTCTGATAATAGTCATTATCAGGAAGAACTTGTGCATTCTCATTTAATTTGCCAATGTTATACTTCCAATCAAATTCTTTGAGATTAGTCCATGAAGTATTATAAGAACCTGTACTATTTCTGATAAAGTCAATAGTTCCTGCACTATTAGAAGAATTTCCAGAAATCCTCTCACCAACTTTTAGAATTCTAGATCCAAGAACTCTAATAATATTAGAATCTGCCGAAATAACTCTCAAATCATCAGAAGTAATCTGAGCATCAGAAATTACTGATAATGATTCATCAATTAAGAATTGAGATCCTTTCTGATTAACCTTGAACTCAGGATAATTATCTTTGTTGATTACAGTTGCATAACCTTCTTGGATAAACTTAATGTTACCGCCATTATTAGTGTAATCAGAAACATCATATTCAAATTTTACTGGGTTTGTAGCATAGTATTGAGTAATTCTAAAGAAATTAAATCCAAGATCTGTAGAATTTATACCATCTCCAGTTGAACCACTTACTTTTTCAATACCTTCAACAAAAATTTCTTGTCCTTGTTCAAGAGGTTGTTGAGTGAATCCAAAAATTGGTGTGGTAATAGTACAAGTAACAATACCTGATTGAGAATATTCAACCTTATCAATATTAATACCGTTACTGTTATTAATGGTCTTCATAGTAACTGGTTTGATAGGAAGTCCGTTTGCTGGGAACTCAATATCAAGATCAGTAATCGAAGCACCATTAACTTTTGCTCTGATATATCCAGAGTCAATAATTTCTCTAGTATCAGTGTCGATAAGCACTACATCTGGTGCAGAAGCATAATCTTGTCCACCAAATATGATTTCAATAGTGTCAATTGTGTTGGAATCTGCCAGGAATACTTCCTGAGGGATGATTGCAGAAGGTCTTACAGTATTATCTGATGGATATTCATAACCTTCATTTCTGAGCTTATCAGAAATAATATTTCCGATGCTATCAGAAACTGGAACAATAAATGCACCAGCACCATTAATAGATTCAACTCCAGAAAATACTGGAAGCGACTTCATGCCATACCCTTGAGATACGATGTTAATGCTTTCAATTCCACCAGTAGCTGTTTGAGATTTTGTGGTATACTTAATTACATCACAATCTTCTTTCAGGTATACTAAACTCTCTGGAAGTTGTCTGAGGGCAACACTAAACTCAGTTGTTGCTGTTCCCATTACTTTATGGTCAGAATTATATAAACTATCTTTAAAGAGGATTTCAGAATGGTGAGATACGTCATTATCCGTGGTATTAATAGGAATTCCGTCTTGAGCGAGGTTATAATAAAGTACTTCGGGAGTAGTTTCTGAGAAATTGAGATTAACTCTTGCAATACTAGAGAATCCTACAGATCCGCCAACACCAGTTACAACAAAAGTTCCATCAGATGTGAATGAATCAAATTCATTTTTGAAAGAATTATCATAGAAGAATTTAAAGTCGTATCCTTGAAGAGAATCGTCAGAAACATCAAATATCAAGTTATTATTCTTGTAATTTGCAATTGGAGGATTTACTGCCGCTACAAACTGCAGATCTCCACCTGTATTTCCAAAACCTACAAGAAGTGGTGGAACTGAAGTTGCATCTACATATGTTTCTGCAAGTCTAATAGTATTTTCGTCTACTTTATAAACAAAATATTCTCCTGTAGACAAACCACTAATTATATCGTCTCCAGAATCATAGAATACCTTCTGACCTGTGACATATGAATGTTCTTCTACAGTTATCGTATTTTTCTGAGAGTTTACTTCAGTAGTACTAAAACTAATTGGATTTACGATTAGATTATTATTGAGATATTTTACAAGAATCTTGTTAGTAGTACCTATTCCAACATTAATATTTGGTTTAACTTCCAAACTGATCTCATCACCTCTTTCAAGATTGTGTGAGGTAGATACCGACACAACCGCATTGATTCTTTCGCTAGTTGCAGTAATATTATCTTCAATAGTTTCGATGATATAATCGAAGTTATCAGAACCATTGTTTTCAAAGAAAACACCTTGAGATTCTGAAGTAAGACCAACAGTGGTAACAAGACCAATAAAATCTGATGTCTTTCTGATAACGAATAGTTCATCAATAATATCTGGAACATCTACAGTACCAAGATTTGGAACTCTAATTGGTATTGCATCTGATGCTGTTGGTTTTTTAATCGTTACCTTATCACCAGTTTTAAATGGGTGATTTTGTAAGAAGATACTCTTAGTTTCAACGAAAGTTTGATAGGTAGTAAGACCAACAGTATAATCTAAGGTAACACCAGTTCCTGTAACTATACCAACTCCAACAGATTTTTGTGGGTTGAAATTAACTCTCTTCGGAATATTAGAAGTAAATGCTTCCATTTCCTTATTAATTTCAAATTGATAAGGAAGATATCTTACTTGAGTTCCAAAAGTGTGTGCTACACCTAAATTATCTCTTCTTAAGGTGAGAATATTTTGTTTTGAATTTACGCCAATAATTTGGAAGAACTCATCGTCAATTGTAACTGTATTTCCTACAGAAACATTTTCTGGCACATAATTGACAAAAACATCAGTTGCAAATCCAGTCATATTGAATTCATTCAACTGAGATGAAAGAAGTGACGTTACTGTAGTCACTCCAACTTCATAAGATCCTTGAATATCAATTTTATCTGTAGATACACCAATAATGTTGATATTATCTCCATTATTGAAATCATGATATGGGTATATTGTGAAAATTATCTTACTACCATTCTTCCAAGTAATAATAGTATCATCATAACTTGTGATGTCTGTTCTTATTGTCTCAATATCTTTACCTTGAATTTCAGATACTTTTATGAATGGAGAAGTTCCAGATTCAAGTTCAAATGTAACTCTATCACCAATAGAATAGTCAGTTCCTGCTTTAATTACTTCATATCCATTTACACCACCAGCAGAAACTGATTCGATAAGTGTTTCTTGCTTAATAACTTCATTTGATTCAATGAGGAAATCATTGTCTGCAAATTGATTTGAAACTCCATAAGGTAATGTGTTTCTGAGAACATTAGTTGAATTTAAATCAAAAGATTGATCTAAATTATCATTTTCTTGGATGTACTCCGACTTGTAGTTGTGTCCAACAAAATATGGAAACTTACCAACCGTCTGCCCATCAGCATTCAATTCTGTGGTTGCAAAGTATGCATATACGCCATCAGGGAAGTCCTTGGTTTTACCAAATCTTCCATTATACTGATCTAGATCGTTAGTAGCAGTATACTTATAATCTTCTACAAAGTAACCCCGTGGGAATATACTAGTACTTGGGCGATTTTCTACATTAGTAATCTCATAACTAGGAGTCAATCTCCTTACAGTAGAATTAATGTCATCTGGATTAGAATAACCGAATGAACCATAAATTGGGTTTCCATCATATGCCCATCCGATAATATCGGAATGCTTACCCTCTAAATCGCCATTATCCCCTAGTTGATTTTTTATGTTTTGAGAATAACTTACTACAGCATACTGAAGACCATTACTTCCCGTGGTTATAATTTCGGAAGCAGGGTCTCTATAGAACTGATTCTGAACTCCAAACTTAATTGAACTATTTACAGTAAGAGGTCTTACATTTGCCTGGAAAATAGCACCAGAACCTGCAGAAACTGGATAAACTGCTGTTGTTCCATTTGCATAATTAAGTCCGCCAGTAACGATAATGACATCAATGATTGTGCCACCTTTAATTACGGGTCTGAGAACCGCACCAATTCCTGTAGGTGATTCTACAACTAAATCTGGAGTAGAATAATAATCTAAACCACCGTATAAAATTCTTATTCTAGAAATCTGACCATTTTCTACAACAGCACTAAATTGTGCTTCTTTACCATTAAGAACAGAAATTTTTGGTCTACTATGTACATTTAATGTGGTAGTACCATAATCTTCTCCTTTATCAAAGATATAAATTTGATCAATAGATCCTCTGATTACTGGAGTTGCAATAATAGATGTGTTTCCAGCACCAGGAGATGAGAAATTAACAACCATGTTAATTTCTGGATATGAGAAGTGATGTCTTCCTGTTCCTGCGTTGTTAAATTTTACATATTTGTGTCTATCATAGTTTGTATTGTCAATTCCATCTACACCGGCATCAGAAATTCTAAACCTATTCTCATCAATAAAGAGTACCTTGTACTTAGTTGTGCTAGAAACACCTGAGATAGGTGTTCCATCAGGAGTATACTCAATGATTTCTCCTTCAGAGAAACCATGATTCTCAAATTCGATAAAATGATTGGTTGTAGATATTCCAGAAGTATTAACTTTCAGGTTTCTATAGGCAAATCCTTCTCCACCTGCAGTAACTCTAATTTCAGATAATCTGTTCTTAGTTTCTAACTTAAACTTATGAATTCCAGAAGCTCCAATCGTAGAGAATCCTACAGTATTGATTCCTGCAAAGAAATCGGAATAATTTCTATAGATTCTAATTGTTTGATCGTTAATGATTTCTGGATAGTAAATTGCACCATCAATCAAACTTTCTCCAGAATCTGTATTTGGACCTTGAAATGGTTCAATGCCAATAGCAAGATTGTTTACTTTATTATAAGTAATTTCTTGACCATCAATCAGACCGTGAGGTTTTGTAAATGTAATTCTTTCATTGACGATATCCAATCCTCCACCAAGATTGAATTCTCTAGCATCAAAGTCAATTTGACGTGCAAATTTTTCTACAACAGGTTCAAATTTTGCTCCAGAACCATTTCCACCGGTTAAATCGATAGAAATAATTTTCTCAAAGTCAAAATCCTGAGGATCAACATAAACACTCTTAACACTACCGATAATGACAGGTGAGATATCTGCCGTTCCTGGAATCTCAAGAAGTGGTGGATTGATTACGTCATAATCTTTACCACCATTCAATATATTAATACTTTCCAGAGGACCATAATAAACCTTATCGTTGGTTTTAAAGGTGAATATTTCTGCACCATTTTTGAGCATTCCTAATGCTCCAGGAAGAATGCTACTACTTACATTATCTTCGACTTCCTGTTTAAGATCTATCTTCTTGAGAATTTTTTGAGGATTTATAGTTTTAGTTCTCTGCTCAAACAAGATAATATTATTTCCAGAACTAATAGTATCAGAAGTTCCAAATTTTAAGAAATCTGTTGAAGGAATTGTAACACCGTTTTGGTATAATTTTATACTTGTTTTATCGGAAAGAACGTCTACAAAATAAAATTCTTCATTTAATCCTTCAATAGGATCAGATTCATTTGGAATATATTTTACTTTATCCCCTGTTAAGAATGATACTACGTCATTAAATCTAATAACACTATATCCCTGGGATACATTATCAAATTCATCAAGAGATGATATTTCATATTCAAATATAGGAGATGTGATTTCATAACCAGGTAAAGAGTTTGAAGCTACGTATACAACATCTTCTTTATCAATATAAACGTTCTGTACATCCGAAGATACGACATTATTACCATACTGAATGTCTGCAGTAGATGAGGTTGCTTTTTTAAGCAATCTTCTAACATCATATGATGTTCCAGGGATCGCCAGAGGCGTCGTAGAGACGTTCAGAGTGATTGTACCGTCTTCTGCAATACTTAGGATGGTTATATCATCAAACCCCACAGGGACGATCTCAGTGTTCCTAGAGAGGATTTCTACTTTATCTCCTGCCTTAAGAGTATTTCTATCAATAGAAACTTTTGTTGTTATAGTACTACCAGAAAAGGTATCAATTTGATATCGAGTACTAGTATTATATAACCATGCATTAGTAAAGATAGACAATTTGCTACCATCTTTACTAACGGTAGTTCCTAAACTCTTTGGAGAAATAACGTCGCCAGATTTGAAATTAAACTTCTCATTATCAATAACAGCATTAGACAGTACACCCGTGATCAGGAATTCTACTTTTTGATTTTCATCACCATCAGCATACCCATAGTAAGTGTTGCTTCCATGAACATAATCAGTTTTGTCAATGAGAATTGGCTCACTCTCATTAGTGTAACAACCTAAAAACTGGTTTAAGGTCTTTTCAGTGTAATAAATTGGTTTGTGATTGGAGTAAATCAATCCATTATGGTCAAACCCTACAGTAGAATCTACTGAAATGGTATGAATTGGTTCTGTTCCTGATATTGTTACGTCATCAACAACTCTAGTATTCTGAGTAACGTCAAAAGTACCAGTAATCGTTGGGTTTGTATCGTCATAACCTACAAAAAGATTCAGTTTATAGTATGTTACACCCTTCCTGGTAAACGACTCTATCTCCGACACAGAAGCGGTTGTAACGTTGTCTGTACTCTTGTAGATAGTTTGACCCTCTAGATCGTTAATACTGCCTGAGAGCGGTCTTACGATGACTACAGACCTTCTGATATATGATGCATCAGATGGTTTCAGAAGGAAATCTTCAAGGTTTATAATGGTTGGACTTTCATTATAGAGGACATTAAACAGAATTCTGAAGGATTCGTCCGTTCCTTTGGACTCATAGAACCCTCTTGCCTCTTTTACGAAGTTTGCAACGTTTAGGTTTTCTGCAAAATCAAGATTTTCGAGTCCTGGAGTGAGAGAAAACTTGAGTTTTTTGTAAAATTCTTGTAAAAATAGAGAACTCAGGTTGTAAATGATGGATTCATTGGCATGATCTGCTGCAGAAGTGCTCTCAAATACCAGTTCTTCCTGATTTAGTTCAGCATGATAGTCGGTAACACCACTAAAACCTCTAATACAACCCTCAAAAGTGGTTTCAGTACTTTCGGTATAGGTGATAATTTCGTTATCAATACGAATTAGACCGTATTTTGGCGGAAATCCCTTCGTAGAAACAACATTAATAGTTTCTGAAGTGGATGTTATTGATTCTGTTAGGTGTGTATTACCCCTAATGACTTCTGGAGTGAGGTTATCAAGCTTCAAATACCTATCAAGGTTGTCCGCAATGTCTACTGGACCACCTTGATATTCTTGAGAAATATAATATTGCTTCAAAAATTCGACAAATTTAGGATTTTCGCCTAAAATGAACTCAGGGAGTTGATTTTCAATGATCTGCTGAATCTTTACTCTTTCTCCAAAACCTGCGTTTTGCATATTATGACCTCGTTAAACTCCCGTTGGAATAGCTGGATGTATAATAATTTTTATTGAAGACAACACCTGAATTATCTTCCCCAGAAGATATAGAATCTTTAATCATATTTATTTTACTCTTCTCAAGATTGAAAGAAATATAGAGATCTTTCAATCCAATAACGTCATTTGATTCTGGGAATGCCTGAATTTCAATAGAATCGTTCTCAAGAACAGTTGAAGTAATGATAATATTGTTAATATTGACTTCTCCCTTCTCATAATCCACCGTTCCGGCAGATTTTACAAGAATTTCGGGTGCAAATGGATCCTCAGAGTCAGTTTGGATCTCAGTTGCTGGTTTTACGATTGAAAGAACACCTGTTTTTCCGTCATTATTTGGCGTATCAGTGAAAAATACGGTATCAGTGCTTCCAAGAATCGTAAATCCAGTTGATTTGATGTTATATCCCTTCTGATTGATATGAAATCTATTGCCAAAACAGATTTCGTACTGTGCAAACTGATTAATCAGTGCTTTCAGGTCTCTTCTAATGATAATTTTCGTGATATTTGATGTAATTGCAGAATCTGTGTTGTCAATAATCTGTAAAAGTTTGGAATATTTGAATCTTCCACCAAATTTGTTCAAATCTACCGATTGTGAGTAAGAAACAAGTGAAGAATTGACTCTACTCTTCAAATCAGACGCATTTACGACCTTATTAAAGTTATAATAGACCGAAGCGTCAATCTCAACATAGAGAATCTTGAGATCGACGATCTTTTGGTTGATTCCGGAGACCGAATATTGCTTTAATTTTGATAAAATCTGCTCTTTATCGAAATCTGAGATAAAAGTACCATTTTTTGGTTTGATACTGATCAAAACATTGCCATATTGTGGTGGTTCAAGCTCTTCTCCACCAACAACGGAGACAGATTCCGCATTTTTGAAGATTTTTGACTTAATAATCGTTTCATAATCAGTCGTTGTGACTGCTCTGTTCTGTGCAGAGTACAATCTTGGTGCAAAATAACGAATTGAGTCAAGATTTTCAATTTCTGCGCCATTATATGAACGATCTATGGTCGTTATGGTGACTGTATTAGTAGGAACGACGATATTATCGTCTGCATCACGCAATGTTCCACCAAAAGCAAAGGTATCAACACCATTTCCGTCCTTTCCAGACGTTACAATGTAGTTTACCGTTACAATATTGCCATTTTCTAGTGCTTTTCCAAAAATACCGTTACCGAACAATAACTGATACCTTTCATCCGCTACCTCTTGAATAAGATATACTAATGAATTGGAATCAATATTGATAATATTCTCTACCAAGGAGTATTGATCACCTAAACCTGTCTCTGAAGGTTCTCTTACATATGCTCTAAGAGTAGATGTATCTACAAATGAGTTATCGACGATATATTTCTGATCTATTGAGGTATCAACAGTAAATCTCTTTGTTAGGAACGTTCCTTCCCTGACAATAACATTATCAAACTTCGCAAGACCGTTCACGACTGGTGCCGTAATGGTCTCAGGAGAAGAGAAGACGAAAGAAGACCCTCTCGTACCACCAGTACAGACAAGACCTGCCTGAAGTGTTACTGTAGGGGTATAAATGGGTGTTCCGTCTTGTAAGGTTGCCTGAGGATCGACTCTTACTTCAAAAGAAATCTTTGCACTCGCCGCAGTTCTTGAAGAAGGTACATATCCAATATTTCGTGCAAGAGCAACGACATTCTCCCTAACCGTTGCAGAATCCAAGAAGGATTCATTCACGACCATATTCGTATTGAATGCCGTGATATACGTATTATATGCTAACGTATCAATCAAAACAGAGAAGTTAGATCCCTCAAAGTCAAAATCCGTAAAGGTGGAGTTTGCACGAAGGTAATCTTTTATCGATTCTCTTATTTGACCGTAGTCGAGATTGGTGAATTTAGTAAAAGGCATTTGTTTATCTGGTTGCCTCTAAGATGAAGGTAAACGATTGGGTAGGAACATCTTGTCCAATAATATCGAAAATTACAGTAACCTCAAATTTATTATCATCAATGCTTGGTTCTACTTCAACATCAAGATTCTCAACTCTTGGTTCATAATTGAGAATAACTTCCTTGACCTGATCTTCTAATACTGTTGCCGTTGCATAGTCAACAATTTCAAATAAACTATCACGTACATCTGATCCTAGATTAGGTTGAAAGAATCGTTCTGTTTTGATTGTTTCAACTAAATTACGTACAGACCTTATAATAGCATTTCTATTTGTAAGAATAGGTAAATCCTTTGTCACAGGATGTGGTTCAAAGGATAAACTAATATCTTTGAAGGATCTAGATACCCTTGTTACTGCCATTTCCGAGAACTTTTTAGTTATTTAGCACTTACCTCTTATTTATTGGCATAAAAAAAGTCCCCCGAAGGGGACCTCTTCAATCATTTATAATCTCTAACGTGTTCGTTGCCTGGATGACTGTGATGATGGTCATCATGAGTACCTAGAACATATGGATGTCCAAACTCCCAGACAATAACTGAAATAACACCGACGAAGACGTAACTAAGGACTTTATCAAATGTTTTCATCGTCCCTGCCCCCGATAACGCTTCTGCTTACCATTACGTGAGGTCGCAGCACACTTGGTGTGCTGTCCTGATCCTTGCCGAGTTTTTTTGGGTTTCCCCGGCATGAAACTATCTTTTACAATTCCAACTTTAGATCGTGCCATAATTAATCTTCAATAATAACTTTGTAGGTGATTTGGTCTGGTTTGATGGTTCCGTTATCATAGAACCCTTTGGCGTAATCTTCCATCACATTAAAAAAATCTTCTTCAGAAAGATTACTGTGTGTAAGGTCGCCGTTTACATAAACATTGTACTTCTCTCTCATTCTGGTGGATCCCATATTACATCGACATGCCATGAAATAATGGTCTTCCGCTCGTGACCGAGATTAACTGGTGCGCGGTGGACGACATAAGATGGGAATGTCATTATATCACCCTCCTTGAGTCCTTCAATGACTTTGACCTCCTTTGTCCGCGTATCCATAAATTCCGTACACGGAGCGCCCTCAGGAAACTCCAAGTACCATACAGACGTGAAGTTACAATTGTGATGGACGTGCCATCCGTGCATCTGTTGATTGTAATAAATCTGATACCAGATCTCAGATACGTCATTCACATCATGAAAACCCATGTCCTCACGAATTACCTTGACCATATGTTTGTTCAAGGGTTTCCGAATCATATCATAATACGGTAAGTCCTCAAGTTCCGAGGTGTAATCCGTGAAGATGTCCATATAAGGAATATCATATTGATCATAATAATCGTATCTTCGATCATTATCCTCCGCATCCTTCAAGATCTTTTCCAATACGAGATCCCGGAGCGCCGCGTGGTCCTCAAAAGGTCTTATAACACAAGGCGCATCATACATGAATACCCTCGATGTCATCAGATCACCCTTGTCTTTTCGTGACCAACTCTGATACGTGGGTCGCACCAAATTTCAAAGCCCGCCTGAATTGCATCGAGACAGAAAGATACGTCTTCACCGCACATGTCCTGTACACTGCCAGATTCAAAAACCTGCATCTTTGGTGCAAACCATGGATACTTCATCTCTTCATGTTCAAACACTCCGTGCTTGATCAGTACCCATCCAAATCCTGTGTAGTCCACAGTGAATGGCTTACGACGCTTACCAATACTCTCCAGGGTTTCATGGTTCATGACACCACCATTACCACGGAAGTCCTCTTCGTCCAACCAGTGGGCAACAGATGTCGTGCGCCCGTCCTCGGTACAGTACCATCCGGCGGCAATGTCCTGATCCATCAGAACCAACTGATAGAACTTCTCAGTGTTGAATACAATATCACTATCAATCCACAACTGATAATCATACTTCAACTTTCCATCCCAGGGAATCTGATCCGGTCCACGCAGTACATTCGCTCCCAGACACTTGCATCTTGCAAAGTTGACCATTGAGGAATAATCCTGCGAGATCTGGATGCTTGCTCCGCATTTTACCAGGTCGAAGCAAAGTTGTACAAAACTTTTGAGAAATGCATAAGATACCCCTCGACCGGGTAAACAGAAAACTACTGCCTTGCCTTTCAGCATCTCTCTGGCAGCATCGTAATCCCATTCTGGGGCGCTCTCTGATGGTTTGGGTGTCTTTGCCTTTACTGTAAATCCTTTAGCCATAATAGAAATTGGTTACTTCAGTATCATACCGTATTATATATGAAGTGTCAATCGGTGATGCTAATCCACTCCACGGACAATAATGCAGTTGCTCTCTACCTCAATGTTTACTTCTGTGCCCTCATACCAACCCTGCTCGTCACATATCCATTGTGGAATGATTACGTAGTACTCCCCCGTCACTGGATCGATCTCTACGGTCGAAAAATTTTCTGCGCGATTTTTTTCCATAGATCGTTTTCCGTTCTTGCATTATATATGACTTTGACGGTTTTTGAGGTGGGGGGCGGATTTTTTTATAGGCGCGTTTTTTAACAGGCGTTCGTAACACTTTATAGCTTAGGGTAGTTAGGCGTTTTATATACGGGGGGGCATGGGGCGGAAAATATAAAAAATCGCCCCCATATTAACTGCCAAATACTAACATTTAAGGGGGCAATATCTGCCCCCGCTAAGTGTAACTTAAGCGCCCAATTCTCCTAATCTTAGTGCTATCTTATGACACGCAATCCGTCGCCCGTTCAGTGTAAACGTATGGCGACGATTGCCGTTCTTGATGACTTTAACCGTGCAACCTAGCACTATGTCGTGTGGAGGATTGCCCTCTCCAGCATAACCCTGGCAGTGCAATTCTGCCTGCCCGATCATACCATCACCGTGCAATCCGCCGCGATTAATAGAATCAATGGCGAACTGCTCAACATCACGAATCCGTTGAAAGTTGGTATCGAAAGTAGAAAGCATGGGTCTAAAGTGTAGGGGAGAAAAATGTTAATTAAGGGGGAGGATTCTCCCCCGAAAAATGTTACCAAAGCGGTTGCATTCTCACAACTTCAGGTTTAGTTTCATCAATCCAGATTGACATAATGTGGAACTTAGGATTGAGACGCTTGCATGTTGCTAATGCTTCCTCTCTTGTTGATGCAATGTAACTTAGAACATCCATCCTAGAGTAACCATTAGGATAGAAATGTTCGCCGTAAATGTTGAATTTAAGTTCTGACATTGTGGGGAAGAAAAATGTTGATTAAGGGGACAGAATTGTCCCCAATTGTGTTCACTTGATGATCACGTAATCGGCGCCTTGTTTTTCAGTGCAGCGCCCAGTTCTAACGCCGCGTTCTTTAATTAAAGAAATTTCAGCGGCAAGCGCCTTGTCAGTGACGCTGACTGTCCGCTTACCCTTGCAGACAGTGACCTTACCCGCCTCACTCTCAAAGGTCGCAAGGTTGCTTTCGACCATCAGGGAGAGTATCTCGGCGCGGATCTGCGCCAGATACTGTGCGGCATCATCGGCGGCACGCTTGGCGATTTTCGCTTCAGCGACGTAGCGGTCAATCCGCACGTCGAAAGACTCTGTGTCGAAAAGCAGATCGCAGATCTGGTCGATGGCATCAACGGTCTGGGTGAGAGACGCGGCGTAGTGGGCGGCGGCGGTGGTGGTGCTGGTGGTCATGTCGGTGTGGTGTGATTAACGACAGGGTTAATCTACACGGCAGGTCAGGATCCCGCAAGGGAACAATGGTATCCGTTGATACCAAAATCCAGATCCGTCTGATTAGCGATGCTTATCGCCAAACCGCTTGACGGATCGGGCACCAGTGTGGTTAGAAACTAAAAAAAATGAGTTAGGTTAAAGAATTAGCGACAATTACGATTACACCTAACACAAACACAAGAATAAATTACGATTACACCTAACACAAACACAAGCAACGATTGTGATAACAATTAAGGAATTGTGAAAATGTTATCTTAACATTTTCTAAATTATGTTGTTTTGAAATACTGACAGAATCATATTTCAGAGTGTAAGTAATAAGTTGACAGATCAGATTTAGTCGCTAGAATAACATTGAACATGGAAAATAGAAGAGAGGAAAGTGATAAGATCCGTGAGGACTTTATGGGAGATTCGTATCACCAATCACCACACCACATAGACCATGATGATACAAATCCCCTAGAAAGTCTTCATCATACGATGATAATCAATCATCGTATGATAACATCATATAGATGATAATCAATCATCTATATGATCATAACGAGTACATAGTACTCTACATTTAATGAATGTAATCACATATGATGTGATTACATTGTAGTTGATTTTTAGTTTATGTGTGGGTGGGAAAACAATTAACATGATGATGTAATAAATGAATGCGCGTATGTTATAGTTAACGTTACGCGCAGTCTAGTTGAGTCTAGTTTGGAATCTAGTTATCTTTCTAGTTTAGATCATCATAGCACC